GATAATTAATCAGAAGAGAGGGATATAATATGGAAACTATATTGACTTATATAATCTTAATTGTTCTTGGTACTCTCGTACTTTGGTGGGGGACAACAAGATGAGACTAGATAAACACTTACCACCCAACGCAATACAGGTCAGATATGTACACCCATACTATGAAGGAGTGTATGATGATGAGGATAACTTTGTAGAAGAATACTGCACCAATGAAAGTACAGCTACCGATGTATACAAACTAATCAGAAAAGCACACAGGGAAAAACAATCTTACTACTACAGAAGAAGAACTAGAGGTTTATCATCTGAAGATGCTATGAACTATGGCTCTTGGGTAAACAGACAACACACTACCGACATACCTAAATATAATATCAAGATCAGGAAACTTGGTCGCAGAGTTGTTATTGAATACAACCCAGAGTATGCACTCAAGATGTTTGATATACAAAAACAAAAACTAATCAATGCAAACAAACCCAGACACAGCTATACAAATACAATACCCAACATTGATGGGTTAACAGCCGCTCAAGACCGAGCAAGAATAAGTATAGAAGATATGTTTAGAGATATGGACAGAGAATTAGATACACAACCAATGTATCCATCAGAAAGGAATGAGCATGAATGAGATAGGACAGAAAGTATCCAAGAAAGATTTGAATCTCGTACAAGTAGAATGGCTCGACGCTATGTCGGATGATAACACTTGGCAAGAACTAGATGAACTACGAAAACAAAAGCTGCGACCCGTCACCTGTGTCGGTTGGCTGCTAACACAAAATTCAGAGGTAACTATACTTATATCATCATTCGATGAAGATAGTCAATGTGGTGGTGGAGGTACAGTTATACCTACCAACTGTGTACAAAAAATTACTAAAGTAAGGGAGAAAAATGACGACACAAACAACTAGCCTATTTGTATATGGCACACTCAAGAGGGGGCACAGGTTGAATAGTATACTAGGCGGCGGCTCAACTTTGATATACCCTGCCATAACATTATTAAACAACTACGACTTACAAGGATATGCCGACGCATTTCCTATAATGACACTAACAGAAGAAGGAGAAGGGTACAGAGTATTGGGAGAATTGTATTCAGTAATGCCCTCTGTCATGGATAGAGTAAACTCTATCGAGGGCGGTGCGGGTTACATACCATACATAGTAGATGTGAGACCTATGGATTCTAATGAGAAAAGAGTAGAACAAGCAATCACATTCATCTACCCTAACACCGACAAGCACATGTCCTTATCACCAATCATTTCTACCAAGATGTCTGACATAACAGGGGAAGTAAAGGTGTGGGCATGATAAACTTTTTAACAAGTATACTTGTAATAATTACCTTGACTTGCATACCGACATATACTATTGTAGGTGTGCTTACTGATAAAGATATGCAAAATCCGTTTGCTATCATCATGGCGATAATATTTATATACATAGGAGTATTAACATGGCGGAACCTTACAAACGCAAAATAGAAAAAGAAGAAGATATAATAGAAGATGGGGATTTTGTTTTAGATGGATACAGTATTCATTTAGACAAAGATGTTGCAAAACACAATGATGATTTGGAACAAGATATAAACGATTACGAAGATATACAGGAGGAATATGCCGTTCAATCCGAAGACACACAACCTATTGCAGTCGACAGATTTATCAGTCGCTCTGGAAAAAGCCGTCGATCATCTAGATAACTCAGAGACAGACGAGCCATTTATTTGCGTAAAAACTGATAAACCTTTCTCATTGAAGATGAGGTTTCATCAATACATCAAAGCCTTTAAGGTGCAGATGAAAGATAGAGCAGAGGTAGATGAAAACAAATACGACCACCTTACCTTTACCGATGAGGGAGATAAAGAATTGATTATTACTTCTTCTTTAGAGAAAGACCAATTAGTATTACTAACAGATGAAGGAGATATACTATGAAGAAAAAAGATAAACAATTAGAGAATGATGTAAAACTCTTTGCGGATTGTTGTTCTGATTTAAAAGAACCAATAGCAGAACTATCCAAGAAGTATCCTATAAACATGATACACTCAGCACTCATGGAAGTAGGACTTCGTATGTCCATGCTAAGCATGGGTACAGAAAATACTATGGCTATCTTTGAGACAATCATGAGTAACTTGGGTGGCTATGGCACACTCATAGACGAAGACACCCGTGCCATGAGGGTACGAGGTGATGATGAACTAGATGCAATAGAAAATTGGGAGTACAATGTTAACATCAGCAAAACCATCCATTGACCATGTGCCAACACAACTAAAGTATTGGGCAGATAAAATGTACGACGCAGAATTTGAAGACAGGTGGAGAGCCTATCATGAGGCTAGGACTATCTACTTAATGTACAAAAAACTTAACGATGAAGGAATAGAATATGAGCCAAACTTTTAAGAAGGTAACACCTGGTGGTGGGCCTTCATGGTATGTCAAGTGGACAGCTAGTGTAATTATAATTATTGGCATGGTAATGACAGCTGTAGAATTTTCACCTGTTAACTTGTTCTTTCATTTGGCAGGAGTGATAGGATGGTTTGTAGTTGGTTGGATGTGGCACGACCGAGCCATACTAACTGTAAATGCCATAGCTATATTTATATTTTCAGTTGGGATACTGATAAATTATTAGCTTGACATTTTATTTACATATGTTAATATATACAAAAGGAGTGTGTGATGAGAAATATTACCAACGAACAACTAAACGAATTAATAAATTATTTAAGTAAGAAACCATATGCAGAGGTATTTGGTTTAATTAAAATGGTATTGGAATTACCCAATGCACCACAAGAAAAAACAAAGGAGAGCAAATGAAATATGATGTAGTAACTTCTCACATGAATACACAACATTGGATTGTTGAAGCCCCTAGCAAAGATATGGCGGCTCAAAAAGTAATGTCTGGGGATATTAAATGGGACAAGACTTCCAGAAAATATGTGTCAAACAAACTAACTATGGGTTTGGTTACGATACCAGATGCAACCATCCGTTCCGTCGAGCCATTGGAACAGACACAAGGTTTTGACAATGTTTTAAATATTAATGATGATGATGAAAATGATGATAGTACCTTACCTCTATATGAAGGAACCGACCCAGAATGAAAAATGTGTTAGCAACCTTTACCATACAGGACAACGGCTTTGAGTACTTTGACTATGCTCTCTTTCCTAGAGGGATGTCTAATGATGCTATGTTAAAAGAAATGTTTGAGCCAACAGATGACAATGAAGACCGAACATTTAAAATATATAAGTTACAAGAGGTAACAAAAGAAACAGAAGATGTGTTAAGAAATTTACACATAGCTTTTTAAGGGGGCACATGAAAGAAATACATTTGATAGATAAACAAGTAATCATAAACATCATGGATAAGATAGAAAAAGAATACGATGTAGACAATATAAAACAAGATTCATTGGATGCTTTTCTACATCTGTGGGAGGATTTAAAGGAGGCTATTTATGCCAAAAAAAGATGATGAGTTGATTATACCAACAGAACTGCTGGAGAAAGACCCTAACGAGTTGGCTAGTAATGAAAAAGAATTGCAAACTGTAGTATCTTATTTACAAAAGACTCGTGAGAATATTAGGTCAGCAGAGAAAGCAGGTAAGCGAATTACTAGCAAGACAGCAAAGGTAAAGACACCCGAGCCCGTAACACAAGGCAGTATACTTGATGTACTGATTAAGGATGTATAATGGAATTATTAGACTCAGTTAAGTTACCAAAGTATGTATATGAAGACGGCAAACCTAGACAGAATGTATGGGATACTTCAAGCCTATCATCTTTCCTAGCTTGCCCTCGTCTATATAATCTTACAAACCTAAATGGTTACAAGATGAAATCATACGGCACAGTAACAGGATTTGGGTCAGCAGTACATGACGGTTTTGAAATACTAGACACAGGAAAGTTTAATAAAGAAGGCAAAGAAGAATCTGTAAACAAAGCTATCAAGTATGTACTAAAAACATACGGAGAAGATTTACAAAGTGCAGAAGATAAAGCGAGAGGACTTGAGGCGGCTCTAAGGGCAATAGTATGGAGGGCAGAAGAGTACTGGGATGACACCATTACAATAGCTTCCATGCCCGATGGTGCCCCCTGTCTCGAAACAAGATTTGAAGTACCCTTCGGTAATCACAGGTTCTCTGGTCGTATAGATAAGATAGTTTTATTTGCAGGTGAATTATATTTGTGTGATACAAAGACAACCAAAACAGCTTTAAGTGAACAGTACTTTAAAATGTATAGACCAAACAACCAGGTGTATGCTTACTTGTGGGCGGCTCGTGAAATTATGGGGCTACCTATCAAAGGTTTTATTGTTGAAGGAGTGCAAACAGGTGCGAACTTCTGTAGATTTAATCGTACAGTATTTAATGTATCTAAAACTTCTATTGATGAATGGTACATGGATGCACAGTATTCATTATCTGTAGCCGATTCTTTTTGGGATGCAGGTTACTACCCCGCAAACTTTACGGCATGTGGTAACTATGGTGGCTGTAAGTTCAGAGAAGTGTGTGGCGAATCGCCAGAACATAGAACGACATTGCTTAATGAAGACTTCGACAGACAAGTGCATGAAAGCCTACACCAAAAGGGTGAATTAATTCATGCGGAAGATTTATTTAAAAAACAAAATAAAAAGTAATTGTTGACAAATTTTGTCAGTGTGCTATTATTACAATATAGGAGATAAAAATGGCAAGTATTAGAAATCATACATCAACCGATGTAACTAAACTACTTCTCGTTGGAGATAGTGGCTCGGGTAAAACTGCAACGTTAGCAACACTAGCTAATGCAGGATACAACCTGCGCATACTAGACTTTGATGATGGGTTAGCTATTCTACCAGAGTTCTTACAAGACGATGCAGTAGATAGAGTAAGTTTCGTAACACTAAAAGATCCAATAGGTAAAGCAGATGCATTTCGTAAGAGTGCAAACTTAATTGCTAATTGGAAAGATGGTGACGAAGATTTTGGGCCTGTTAATAAATGGACAAGTAAAGATGTTCTAGTCATTGACAGTTTAACATTGATGGGTGAAGCAGCTTTAAGGGGGGCACTCTCGTTTAACAACAAGAAACCTACCGATCAAGCTACTCAACCAGAGTGGGGCACAGCCGCGCGAGATGTTCAGAACATCGTTCAATATATAACAGGTTCGGAGGTTCCGTGTAACGTAGTAGTGACCACACACATGCAATACATGGAGGGAGACACGGGAGTCTCGAAAGCATACCCAACTAGTGTCGGGTCTAAACTATCTACTAAATTGGGTAGGTACTTTAACTGCGTGTGCAGAATAGATACTAGAACATCCAGTAAGGGTACAGAGCGCACCTTACGAACTGTTTCAGATCACAGAATGGATTTGAAAGTAACGGCTCCAAGTTTACTTGCGGCAAACGTTCCTTTAGATCTAGCTAAGTTATTTGAAGCAATTCAAACCAGTGCTCGTAAAAAATTGTCGAAAGACAATGTCATTAACATCAAAACAGGAGGTAAATAATGGCAGATATACAAAACTTTTTAACCATGCATCCAGACGATATACCAGAAACGCAGGTGCTACCAGAAGGTAGTTACGATTTCGTTATCACTAGTTATCGTTCGGATAAAGTTGGTGAGAAGCAAAATGAGATTGTGCGTATCAACGTAAAGGCTCAAGCAGTTCTAGAATCAGACATCACAGATGGTGATTTAGAAAACTGCGAACCAACCAGACTAGAGTTCTGGGCTACAAAGAATGCTTTGAAACAGGGTAACCCTGTGATCTCATTGAAATCTTTCTTGTTTAATGCTATGAGCATGGACAAGGTTGGCTTTGGTGAGGCGTTAGAGCAATCCATTGGGCAAACATTTAGTGCTGTTGTAAAGCATGAAATGGTCGGCAGAAACAAAGATATACTACAGGCTTCTGTCAGTCGTATCTTGAAAGCGGCATAATCATATGGGTGAGTATGCAGTGCACAGAAGAGTTACGTCGCAACTTGTAGATAAACCACAGATCTGCATTGTTATGGATCATCCTTCGGATGATGAAGTGCGTTTAAATAAAATACTTGCGGGTGATTTTATTATAAACAGGATCTGTACACAAGTTGGTATTGACATCAACAAATGCATGCTCACCCACGCATTACAATTAAAGCCTGCACAGAACAACTTACAAAACTTCTTCAACAAAAGAAGTGAGTACAAAGCTTTATGCAAAGACTCTGAGTGGAGAACGCCTTATCCGATTACCACCTATGGATACCTCAAACAGGAGATGGGTCAAGACTTAGAACGTTTGTATAATGAAATCAATGAGGCACAGCCCAATGTTATTATAGCTATGGGTAGTATTTCATTGTGGGCACTGACGGGCTTTGATAAGATTGGTGTGTATCGGGGTGCTGTGATTGAATCTAATACTGATTCTCTTGACAGAAATTACAAAATTATACCTTCTTATAGTCCGTCGGCTGTCTTTAAAAATTATGGATTTAGATATCATCTTTATTCTGATTATAAAAAAGCAAAACGTGAATCAAGAACTAAACAAATAAACTACGAAGAACGAGAACTTTGGATAGAACCAAACCTAGAAGACTTATATACATTTGAAACTAAACACATCAAAGATTTGGGTGACACCAAGCCTTTATCATTCGACATTGAAACAGCAGGCGGGCAGATAACTTGTATTGGGTTTGCCCCCTCCTTAAACCACGCAATCGTTGTACCATTTACCTATAATTACTGGGCTGAACCAGATAGGAAAAAGGCTTGGGCATGGGTTAAGAGATTATTAGAAGACGAGACTATAGTTAAAGTTGCACAAAATCAAACATATGATGTGTCATGGTTAAAGTATATGCAAGGCATAGAAGTCAAAGGTGTTATACACGACACTATGCATGCACAACATTCATTGCAACCAGAACTAGAAAAAGGTCTTGGATTCCTGGGCTCCACATACACTAACGAGGGTGCATGGAAAACTTTAGCCAAGTTTTCTGACAGCACAAAAG